GATCTACTGACATCGGGTAGCTTATTTCACCAAAGTCTACATAATAATTATCAGGCAGAGTCATTACATTGTAAACTTCTAAAATCCGTTTATCAATTTCGTATCTGGTTTGCTCCCATTCTTTAAAGTAAGGTATATCACTTTCACGAGATTCTAAATTTTCAATCTCCAATATTTTTAACGCTTCACCGCTTGGAGCGTTACCAGTTGAATCACCCCACCTGATTCTTAAATGATTATTTTCTGCAGTTTGATTAGCGAATATCTTAACTGCTTCAATCATCTCATTTAATCCGCCTGATGGGGATACATACTGAAATGATCCACCTTCTGGTAAAATAATGGCAGAGTCTATACCAGATTTAATTACAGACTGACCTTCATCAATTCCTGTAAATACTGGTTGACCTAATCGAGATCTAACGCTCAACGCTATTTCAGTCATAGCTATTCCGATTTGTATAGCGGATCTAACTACATCGTGGCTTGAGGATGGATAAACAACTTTACTAATCGGGTTTAATCCAAAAGGGTTTATCATATCTTCATTACCAGCTACCGCATACCTTTTGCCTTTTTGATCAAATCTAAAATGCATACCAGGCATACCATCTCGATCCTCAGACCAAAATACATATTGCCTATCTTTGTTATTTCCTTTATCTATTTCATAACTATAACCATATGGATGAGACTCGCCATTTAAATAATATTCTTTTACGTTTGGAAGTATCTCATATTCCAATCTTTCTTTAATAGGATTATATTTTGTTTTAAAATGACAACTCCCTAATAGCCAAGCTAACTCACTAAATTGTTTAGTCTGACTATCTAACATGTAAGCAATGTTTTTATAATCATCGTTCTCCTCTCCATTAAAGTATCTTTTAGGCGGTTGCTTATATAGCATCATTCTAGCTCTTGCGAATCTAGGAACAACTTTACTTGGATATGTTGGTATCTGCTGTAACGATTCACTAGAAAAATATTGCTCAATATGCTTATCCATATTAATGTTATAATAAAAATCCAATGCGGTCATTCTTTCCGCTTGTTCTTTTTCTTTAAAATCCTGTTCAGCTTTCGCAACTGTTTTTAAGATTATTTGTTCTGATAGATCGGGGATTACTACCTGATTAACTGTTTTACCGAAGTTGTACATATTACCATTCCATTGTTCTTGATGCCCTACTAATTACTGGAAACTTATAACTAATAGCGTAGCTACAAGCATCCAGTGAATGCGTAAGATCTATTTGCGTTTTATCTATTCCACCCTTTTTATCACGCTGCACTTGTTCTAAATCTTTTATTAAATATTTACATTTGGGATCTATAGTCATGCTTACATTACCATCTGCATCTAATAACTTTCTATTTAATGCGTTTAATCTATCTATATGACTTGGATGAGCTTTTTTAGATCTTATTAAAAATCCATAATCTCTTAATATATGATGATCGGATCTATTGCTAGTTGTAGATCTAGCATTACCTGCTGGATCTGGATACACTTCTATTTTTTTTTCAATAGCTTTCATCTTTCTCGCCATCTCTTCTGTATTACTATTCTTTAGCCTTATTTCGTCATAATAGTGTATAGTACCATCGGTGTATTGACATGCTAATACTGCGGTCATATAATCCACGTTAAAATCGCAACCCCACCATTTATAGCTAGAAAGTTCTTTGGCTTGTTTAATATGTATATCTCTATCAAAGTTCCAAGCTGCTCTATTACCGCTAGTTTCAAACGATGCCTCAAACTCTTGCCTAAATCTTACTGGATCCATAGTTCTTTTAGCTCTTGCTATTTCTTCCGCTGGTACAAATCCGCCATCTAACGTTTTAAATTGCCAACTCTTCCAATCGGGATCACTTTGCCCTTTACTATATAAATCATACATAGTATCATACCCATTAGGAGTTCCGATAAATAACGCTGTTCCCTTAGTAGTTGCTAACATTGGATAAATAATCTCCTCCCAAACATGAGGTTTAATATAAGCCATCTCATCCATTACACATTTAGTGAGTTCGACACCACGAAGATTATGTTCATTATCAGCACCTTTAACCGCAAGCTCAGCTCCATTATTAAATATAACTGACATCTCAGATTCATTAAGTTTAGCTCCATCGAAACCAGCAAACATCTGCCGAAGAATAGGAAACACTATCATCTTGCCTTGCCTGTAAGTAGGAGTTATGAACCACCTTCTTTCGTTTGGCTCGAATTGATCCTTCATTAAATACATAAGAGACAAAACAGTTTTGCCCCATCTTCTCCCGCATACTAAAACTTTGAATCTGCTTGAGTCTTTTAATATTTCTTTTCTTATCGGATTTATATGCCAATTTATCAACCAAATACCCTTTTCATTAACGCTTTTGGAACTCTCTTACCAGCTTTATATAGTCTCTGCATTTTAGCTATGTCTTTAGCTCGTTGAGTTCTTTCTGAACCTTTTGTTCCGCTTAAATACTTTTTAGGAACAGACTTTTGCTTTTTATCTTTTGCAACTCTTCTTTGCTTCTTTCTTCTCATCTCTTTCTTCTCTTCCGTTCTTTTCTAACTAATACTGGATCATGCTTAATAGCTTTTTTGCCTTTTACTATCTTAATAAAACTATTTACTCTTGCCGATGCCCAGCTTGATGGCGTCATTCCTTTTCTAGTTCCTGAACTTACAGCCGCACCCAAACCTCTTTTATATACTTGCGTTAAAGATGACTTTCCAATCTTATGTTTTTTTGCTAAAGCTCCTAACCTTTTAGAAACTGCTGGTGATATTTTTGCCATTAGTCCTCCTGGATTACCATCACTTGTATTGGTTCGCTTTTATTTACTCTTTCTTGACGTTCTACTGATTTACCTTCTAAACGTTCTATGACCATCTTCATTGCGTTTAGATCTCCACGTTCAGCCAGTTGAAATAGTTTATTAACAATAATCTCTCTTCTTTCTCTGTCGTTTACTTTCTGATAGCTAAATTCTTTTATTAGATCCGTGTATGCGTTTCTTCTTCCGTTTGGATTACCTGATTGACCTTTTTTCCATCTACTTTCTTTGCCTATCTCGTTACCCCTCTTAAAAGGTTTACCCCTGCTTTGCCCTTGTTTAGTCATCTAATTGAACTAATCCCATGGCTACAGGTTTGTTTAGCATGTCCATTAAATCTTTTACCGCTGGAGTTTCAAAGTCATAAACATCGAACTCTATTCGCCAAGCTCCTGCTATCTTTAGATTTTTTATTCCTACTAGCTCAGCTTTTAAAGATGCTTTATTTTCTCTTGCTAAACTTTTTCTTTTTAGATTTCATTGATTTAGATTTTTTTGGTGGTCTCCCACGCTTTGATCCGTATGTTCCTTTGCCTTTAGGCATAGTAATCTCCTTTTTTTTAATACGTTTAATTTAAAAACGCTTTTAAAATTATTAAAAGGAGTTATTTTATATATTTATAGGGGTTATTTATAATGTATTTAGCTATTTTTTTAACATAGTTAATACTTTAGGTGTAATGTTTATTTTCTCTCCGTTTGGATCGTATAATGCCTCAATTAATCTTGAGTCTCTGTCTCTTGTATAATTTAATCTTTCTTTTATGTCTTTTATAAAATCATCTAATGAAGTACCTACTGCACTTATAAATGCAAAACCTTTTTCAGTTTCGTATTGTATTTCAGCGTGGTATTTAAAAGAGTGATTAACTCTGTCCGAATGTATTTGTTTGTTCATATATCTTTCCGTTTATTTGAGCGATGGCATCTATTAGTTCCATTATAGTCAGTTCGTCATCGCCTGTATCGTTTATTAATTGTTGAAACTCTTCAAAACTTACTATTGTTACTATATTTTCTAGTGGTTCCATATCGGGTATGTTTCGTTACAATCATTACATATCCATATCTTTTTAGATCTTTCGTCATCTTTTTTATTTACTATTGTAACCCACTTTTCGCATATATCGCAACTTATTCTACAGTTAATAATTCTTGGGCTTTCTTTTCTTCTTTTATCTGCCATATATAATACTTAGCTATATCATCAAAATTTACTAAACTTATAGATCTATTTAAAACGTCAGATAAAAACCCGCATTCCATCTTTTTAGTTTCTTTTTCAACAAGTTCTAAAGCATATTGAGTTAAGTCGGCAACCAATCTTTGATCGGGAGCAGATCCAAAATATTGATTTAGTTTTACATCTTCAGTATATTTTATATATAAACATTTAAAGTAAGTACTGAGTGCTTCATTATTTTCTATCCAAAGCCTAAAATTCCAAGTTTCCCAGTTTTCTCCGTTAGTCATCTTATTTACCCTCTATTTATAATTTCTAATTAATACCGATTCTGTTTGAATCCTAGCAGCTTTAATAAATAGATCGCCTATTTCATCATTATGCATATTATTAATGACTAGATTTTCTAAATCATTAACAACTTCTTTAATACCCAGCATAATTACATTTAGTTTTTGCTCGTTGTCTTTTAGATCAATATCTTTTGATATTTCATTTAGTAGTGATTTCATTTCTAACTCCTTATTTATTTTATTATTGTTAATCATCATATCTAAATGTATAACCATTATTTGTAAAAAACAAACCCTTTTATTATTTTTTTTAAGGGTTAAATTTTAAAACAAACTAACTTGAGTAGGTTTTTTTAAATTAGCGTTTTTATTTTCTATTATATAGTTAATATTTTTAATTACGTCTGAGGCTTTCTCGTTATTTAATACATGTACCGAATAATTACTTTTTATATTGTTTATAGTCGTTTTTTTAGCGTTTAACCAACTTTTAGTTTGTTCATCTTTTCTTTTTATATGTCTGTTTTTTAATTCTTCTTCATTTACGTTTAATATATAAATATTAAGATCTACTAAATTTTTTATATTGTTTATAAAACTTTTTCTAAATAACCTGTCTCCTTCTATAAATATAGATTTAAAATTATTTTCTTTTATAAATTCTATAGCTTTCGGTTGTACAGCCATACTTAATTTGTCGGTTCCATCAAATAAATCGTTGTTATATATACCGAATATATAATTTTTTTTATTTTTATCTGAATAACCTCTTAAAATATTTTTTTCGAAAAAATAATTTATTTTCAATTCTTTTTTTATTTTTTTCATTAAAAAACTTTTTCCAGTAGCTGGAACACCGCCAATTAAATTAACTCTCATCATTTTTATCCTTCTAAATATTTTTTTGCAACTATCCTTTGATTTAATTGTATTCTCTTTAGCTCCTCTTTTGGCGATAAACACCTCCACATATTTTCCCTGTAATACATAACAAAAGAAAGTCTAACAGAATCTAATCCGTTAGGAATAAATTCAGTATTTCCATGAAGCTCGTGAACGTCTAATAATAATAAATCGTTAGTATCTAAATGAACCCCCACTCCATATCTTGGTAAAACTAAATACATCGGCTCAATGTTTTTACAATATGCAACTAAATTGCCAAAACCCTTCGGATAATCACCAGCGTCATAATGATAAGCGGTTCTATAATCTCTATTTACAGTAATAGTAGTAAAAGCTGTATCAGCTATTCTATAATTTGGGTCTGTAGCTTTTATCATTTCTTTTTGTTTTCTATATCTATCAGGAACAAACTCTTTAAATCCTCTGTCTACTTCTTTTATAAGTGGCAAAGCCTGATTAAAATCATCTAAGTTTTTTTTATTGAATGCGGTAGTTCTGCAAAAATCATAATGAGCGGATCTATCGAAATATCCAGCTATACCACTCAATGGTTTTACTATATCCCCAGTTTCTTTATCGTAAGTAATAGTTATTTTAGATAATGTACCATCTTTTTTTAGCGTTTGCTTTCTTTCTCCTCCGCTTGCCGCACCTCTGTTTTG